CGATTCTTCGGGTCAGGAACCAAGTCCTTGATGTGAGTAAGCGGCTTTGCTTCTTTTTTAGGTGTCACCTTTTGGGACTTTCCTCTCTATCACGCATACGCCTCTGACTCCTGTCTTAGTGAATCACCATACAGATGCTGCTGGTGTTTATAGTGCCGCAACTCATCCGGTGGGCGAAGCTGACGAATCTTCTTGGCATAGGCTTCACCTGTTGAGAATGTCTTCAGATAGGCGCGGTCAAGAATCTCGTGATAAAGACACCAGCCAACAAACGTGTAGTCTGTTTGAATATCCTGCTCCGTGTGGTCCCATGTTTCACAGAGCATAAGTGCATAGGCATCAACCATGTTCACATCTCGGCTCTTTTTGAGCGGCACGATGAGATGGTCAGTGCGTCTGGTGACAGCCTTCACGTCAACACGTACACCAGAAGGCAAGACACAGTCGTGGCCACCGGAACGCGGTTCAGTCGTCAGGTCTGGATAGGTATTCAGTAACTTAGCGAACGCCACCTCTGCACCGAAGCCACGTCGCTCCATGACCATCGGGGAAGCATCGGCATAGAGCGCATCAGTCACACCGGCCTTTCGGTTGTTGAGATACCGGCAGTTCGAGACAAATTCGACGAGACGAAGTTCTGTCGTGTTCAACGTCGTGCTGTTATCCACCATAACCATCTCCTTGTGACGAGACACATTCCTGTACGTTTACCTCACAGACGTTCGCAACCGATTGACCCAGGACGCTGCCGACCCGCTTTGCGTCAGCAGCAGTCATACTCGCTATGATATTCCCACAAGCTCGGTGTAACAAGACTCCCCGCTGATAGGCTTGACCTAATACTGCATCGAGTTCTCCGTCAGTCAGTCCAGCCAATCGAAAATGCACCGGATACCCTTCCATCACACTGGGCGTTCCACTGGCCTCAGCATGAAAGGCCTCGCGTAGAATGTGACCCCGCTCCCACATCCGTTCACTGATAGACTCCGTGCGATACCGCGTGATAACTTCCCTGGCGGCTGATAGTCCTAGAAGTGACCCCCCAAAGGTGCTGCTGATGAGGTGTGCTTCTTTCATCACATCTTTAGAGCCACAAATGGCTGCAATAGGCACACCGTTTCCGAGTCCCTTTCCAAAGGTGGCGATATCGGGCAACGTATCCCGTGCCGAAAACAGACTTTGCGAACCGGCCAATGCATGGCGAAATCCAAAGATCATTTCGTCAAAGATAAGCAAGGCCCCGTGTGCATGTGTGAGGGCTTTAACTTGACGCACAAAATATCGCTCGTCATCTTGTGGGACGCGTTCCAATCCAATCGGCAACACGGGAAACCGATAAGGCTCAATTAATACTGCCGCTGTTTGTTTTGTGATTTTGCTTCGCAGATCATCTATGTCGCCATGTTTGAATGTCTGAAGACTGGCAGCCATGCTTCCATAACAGTCGGCAAAATCTTGAGGATTCTCCGTGCCGTCCATAAGGATGGGTTGGCGATACTGTGACTGGAACCATTCGTGCCAGCCATGATATGCGGTGTCTGCGACGAGAAGATTGCTTCGTTTGGTCACACTACGGGCAATCTGGACCGCTCCTTGCACCGCCTCACTCCCGGTCATCACGAAACGTGTCATTTCTGCACAGGGAATCACTTCTGATAACAGCGTCGCGACCTCATTTTCAAGACGATGCGGCAACGACAGAATTGACCCGAGCGCGAGTGCGTGACCAACGGCCTTGGTGACTCCGATGTCTCCATAGCCAAGTGAAATCGCACCAAGCCCCGCCACTAAGTCAATGACCTCAGAATAATCAGAACACACGACACGACACCCTGCTCCCGATTCTGCATAGCGGGGATAAACATGTGTTGGCCCAACCGCTCCGAAGGCTTTTGATCGTGTTTGAGTATCGAGTGGTGTGTGTAGCATCGTGTTATATCTCTTTCAGTATTCCGCACAGTCGCGCTGCCTCTAGAACATTCTGTGCTGAGTAATCATTAGGCACCAGATATCCCCATACCCGCCGCACACGGTCGAGGTCTTCCTGTCGATCTACGCTGAGTTTGAGATAGCCATAGTCGTGTTCGGACAAGACATCATGAGTCTCGCAGTTGGATCGAATCCACGGCGTAACGTGTTCACGGTCATGGCGAGTATTCACACGTTGAGCCGCCTGATGTAAGACTTCCGCTGCCATCACTTCGGTATCGAACCCATCGGGCCATCGTGCCTGGCGACCGACATTCGACACGTAGTCATAGGTCGACTTCAGGTATTCGCCTAAGACGTATGACGACACATCTGAGGCCAGCAACGGACAATCGCCTGTGATACGCATCACCACATCGGCTTTCATAAATCGTGCGGCCTGATCCATCCGTCCTAAGACATCCCACTCCTCCCCACGATAGACACAGATACCACTCGATGGACGTTCAAAAACCGAAGCCAGTTGGTCATCGTGTTCGTTGACACTGGTAACAAGACAGATTCCGGTAAGTTTTTCCACATGAGAAACACGGGTGACCACATGCTGAATCATGGACTGTCCGGCAATTTGAGATAGGGACTTCCCCGGCAATCGCTTAGATCCCATACGAGCCTGAATCAACGCGACAACTCTCAATGCACTACTCGGTCCACAGGACGTACGTCACATGTATAAATCGGCTGCACGAAATCCTCACCGCCGAAGCCGCGCCGGAAGAATTCGATATTAGATTCCTTCTTAGTTACGCCGACACCTTGATGACCCATCTCGTAATACGTCACACCGAGTCCCTTTAAGTGCTTTATGACGGCCCACTGAATCGCATGGGAGACGTTTGGTGTCAGACTGGCGGCACTGGCATAGTAGGCGTATCTTTTGTCTCGAATAACATACGCAAATCCCACCGGCTGTGTAGTGTCTGGGTCACGAGCAATGAACCAGGATGCCTGATTCTGTTGCGCCCAAGCATCCTGGTAGATCCAAGAGTCTGTTGGTCGTGTCTTTCCACCGGCAGCCCGTTGATGCAAATCCTGACAGATTTTTCGTGCTTCAGAATGTGTCTCTGTTCCGATGTTTAACTTTGAATCACGGATAAGATGCCGATACGATTTCCTCATGTCATGCCATAACTGATCTTGTTCTTTTTGCAGATTAATGATTCGCGTTTTATGTCCGACATCTACCCACTGGCCCATCAACGGACTGGCGCATGTGTGGGCGTATCCCCACGCACAGATAAGTGCCTTCCGATCTTGACCGGCCATGACCATTTCTTGGTCTGTGAATTCCGACTTGAAGTGAGGATGCCAGATGGCACTCTTTAATCTGAGACTGCCCGACTTTTCACACCGAGCGATTAGTCCTGCTCTGCATTGCTCGTAGTCAAAATCGTAATGCGAATCATCACCATCAGGCGGTAAGATGGCGGGGGGTGGTGCTGGCAAATCACCAAGCCCGTATTCCAAATCATCAGGATTGTATGTCAATAACTGGGCCGCGTGGACCCGATATTCCTTGTCGACTAATGCCCACGAATGGTCTTCAAGTTTAGGATTTCGTGCCAGTTCATAATCACGCCATTGCGGACGTGACCAAAACCACAACGATTGCGTGGCATCCACAATGTGATTCACTTGGTCTGCTAGATGGTCTGTATCGAGCGGGACAAGCGATAGTCTAACGTCCATAAATCTCCGCGGTTATGACTGACCCAAAATCCAGCACCACAAAAGGCCGACAACGATGCTGCGTTGGCGTGTTTTATCTGTGCCTCCAATGATCGTAAGTTCAGGTGTTCGGCATACGAACATAGAGATTTGAGTATTGGAGTAGCATATCCTCGCCCACGATATGAGGGGCCAACCGTAATGGACACGCGACCGTGTCGTTCAGTGTCTCTATTGACAGAATGAGATGTCTTGTGAATATCAGCACCATGATCAATGCGACAGGTTCCAATCGCAAAATACAGACCGTTGTTCGTTTGTGTTTCAGCCATCAACAAACAACGTGTCTCAGATTTCATTGACTGCCAACACCACTGAACATGGTCGTCGTAATCAATTTCGTCTTGGTTCAAAGACCATTTACGAGTATCCCCGTCATTGGCCCACTGATACAAAAGATTGATGTCGGTCTCCGTCGCCAGGCGAAGGTGTATAGACACGTCATGCCGCCAATCGCATTCACCGCCATTCACTTTGTTTGAACGACCCTAAAACCACTAAGCGATTGTTCAGATTGCGTTACCGCTTTCTTTCCAGAGCCGAGCATTGATATGGCCTCTTTCGCATTTAACACATACGACTGAAATTGATCCGATGTCATGGCATGTGGATAGTCTGGATTATCTACATCTGTTGTCCTTAAACGCAAATGCGCCTCTAAAATTGTGGCTCCAGCCATCACGGCCAATGCTCCACTCGACACATAATTCGGATTCGTATGGTCAGAAAAACCATCAAACGAAATGCTCTTTCTTTTTGAATCAGCTAAAGAAATCCCATCAGTCTTATTTGCGTCGAGTTGCGTGTGGACTGTCGGGCTGATACGAGTTCGCAGCACTGATAAATTGCAATCGGCCAATGGTGTCGGATACGCACTCACGCAATGGAGCAACTTCACATCATCAGCAGAATATCTGAGAAGAAATTCCAAGTCTTTTTCTTCAGTGATGCCCGTGCTGAGATAAACAGGTTTCTTGTGACTCAGCATCGCATCCAGTAACTCAATATCCCCACATTCAAAAGATGAAATCTTAAATGCGTCAACATGCGGAGCAATAACTTCGACATCTTCAGGTAGATACACACTACACAGATATCTGATGTTGTGTTGCGTTGAGATTGTTCGTAACTGTTCGTGCCAATCTTTGCTCCATTGCAGATATTTCCTGTAATGAGATAGATACGGGGTCTTGCTGGCATGTCTGCGTCGAGCCATCTTCGTCGCACTCGATGTCCACTGAAACTTAACAGCATCCGCTCCAACATTGGAGGCCGTGATAGCCAGTGCGTTCATTTTGTGAAGTTGACCATCTCCACATGAAGCGGCTTCTGCGATAATTGTGAGCTTATTTTGCATCGTTGATTATCCTTATGACTTCTCGACCGTCTGTTAGTTGTGCAGCCCCTGATTGACCATTCAGTCCCCACGTCAAACCAATGAAGTCCCGAAGTTCAGTTATATACATGTCGTGAATGTGCTTGGGTTTTGACTTCCAGTTTCTGGATGTGACGTGATCGTCATCCCAGAATATCTTGATATCGCGCAGTTCATCGTCCGGATGAGACACATATTTGAGATCAAGATTGACGTGAAATTCTGCATTCTGAACTGGAGCCGCCGCTGGTGATAGTTCTGGAGTTGATGTCAAACACAACCATGCCTCCGACGCATTGACGACTGCCTTTTGCACTTTGTCTGAACCGAATAAATATCTCGCTAGATCGATTTCGTGAGACATTTCGTAGACTGCATCACCGTAAGTCGAGGGATTGCCCGGCCACATACTCACGCACGAATGACATCGGATAGATGCCCTGACAATCTGCCTGTATTCGTTTGACCTATTCATAATACCAGACACTAATTCACGAATGCCTTCATGGAATCGCCAACAATAACCCATCACGACTGGACGGTCACCTGCCAACTCAAGCAATTCGTCGGCCTCTTCTAAGGTATGACATAAAGGCTTCTCGATGAACACCGCTGCCTCAGTTTCAGTAAGCACCCTCTTCGCCATATCAAAATGCGTCTGATACGGCGTGCAAATCATCACGCTAGCGGGGGAAAGTTTTAATGCGTCGTCTAGTTCTAAATTCGATTCGACAATGGGATCAACGATGCCAATTTTCTCCTTGGCGATGCCAATATAGAGGGTGTTCTTATAGTGGCGTTTGCCAATGGAACCATGCCCGATGATTAGAAGATCCATCAGTATCCGTCGCTCTCTGCCTGGATCACTAATTCTCTGAGTTCATCGCAAGTCAGTTGGTGGAATGCATCGTTGCTGCAATATGTAAATGCGTCAGGTGCAGCATCGCCCATCATCCACTTAGATCGTGTCCACGTTGGTTGTGGGGGTGCCACCATCAAGACATCGTGATTGCGATGGATAAGTGTTCTCGAAATTTCTTCTGTGGATACAAGTTTTTCGTGGAGTTTTTCCCCACCCGCTCTGATACCAGAAATAATCGGTTTCGGCGCAGTATTTTTCTCTCCCAACAACCCATGCACCGCACCGAGTAATGATTTCACTGGTGCTGCACCGATCCTGGGGATGAAAATCTCACCACCTTGCATGTTATCTATTGCCGTCCAGACCAACATGACAGCATCGCGTAATCGCATCCAGAATCGAGTCATTCGCTCATCAGTCAATGTCACTTGCTGTCCTGACTGAAGGGCTTCTTTCCATAATTGAATAACTGAACCACGCGATCCGAGAACATTGCCATAACGAACCACACAGGACTTGAAATCTTGATCGTATGCATTAGCACCAACAACAAATCCTTCGGCACTGGCCTTTGTTTTGCCGTACTGGTTCATTGGTTCAACTGCCTTATCTGAACTAATAAATACAAGTCTTTTTACACCAGAAGCGAGACATGCATTCACGACATTGACTGTGCCGACCGTGTTGGTCTTTATAAGTTCGCCCCCATCAGTATGGGCATTGACTCGCTTTAATGCTGCCGCATGAATCACCACATCGGAACCACGAAATGCTTGACACAAACGATCTACATCCCGAACATCTCCAAGATAGGCTCTGAATTCTGGATAGTTGGCAAATTCAAGGCCAATCTCGTCGGCCTTAACTTCATCGCGAGATAACGAAATCAATCGTGTCACATCGTCGCGTTCTTGTTGACAGTACCGGGTGAAAGCTCGACCAAAAGAACCAGTCCCGCCTGTGACCACAACCTTCAAGTTACTTCACCTCGCAGTTGAAGTTGGCGATGCATTAAATGTCTGACGTAAGATTTCTTTAATTCTTCAATGTTGTCCTTTTTCTTCTTTACTGGTGCTGTAATTTTATGACCACGTAACTTTGCAATCTCGGGATCATCTTTAATCGCTAACAATTTCACGTAGGCATTAAGACGATCAATATCTATGAACATGTATCTATGCTTCAAATGTGCGCCCACACGATGGACAGACAACTGATAATCCAGTTGAGTTTGAGTCATTCGTCACAACCGCTTCTGGCTTCGGAGACAACCCTCGTAAATCATCACGACTTAAACCTTCAGCAACGGCCCGTTCAAGTAAAACATTTCTTAGATCTATGTCTTTTATCTTGGCTGCCTCTTGATGATGCGACCAAGATAATTTAGTTGCAAATGGTCTGTCGTTCTGTGGATAGGCCTTACTCACACGTACAGCCTGAGATAATGACCAATAGGATTTCTGAGTCAATTCAATTGCCTGTGAATAACTTTCTCCATAATCTCCGCGTGTTTCTCCATACAGCAATAAATCACCAATCGCCCACATGGACACATTCGCCAATTGATAGCACTTTTGTAGCGAGCTACAAAACTGTTCGATGGTTGGTTGACCTTCAATGACGGCACCAGAAGGCGTCAAACTGATCCCCCCGTCAAGTGCGATTGTTCCCACATCAGTTTGTTCTACGAGTGATTGGCTCATCTTTTCTCCTTAAATTTTACCGACTTCGTGAAGTGCATCCAGGACCTTTCTTGTGTCCTTGACATTTCTCACGATCGCCACTGGGCGACCCGTCCATGCTTGGTGCCACCTCTCTTGCAGTGCGTTCAGCTTTCCTTTTGGTGATTTGATTTCTACTAGTGTTGTCACCCCGCAATAACCGACAACGATGTCTGGCACACCATCACCCAATGATGCGATAGAAAAAACGGTGACGCCTTCTTGTTTCCTGAATTCTTTAACGATGTCTGAGTGGTTTAGATCAACCTTCGCGCGAAACACAATCACACCAGTCTACGTTGAACATTGACTTTGCCATTTGCCCCAAGTTGTTCATCCACAGGCACAATATTATTGGCAAAACAGCGGCCCTTCAATCCGCTCATTTGCTAATCGGATGTAGTCAGCGTTGAGTTCAATGCCGACGAACTCCCGCCCTAACTTGCCAGCCACCAGTCCCGTGGTGCCACTACCCGCAAAAGGATCAAGAACGGTATCGCCCTTCTTACTGCCAGCCTTGACGCACGGTTCGACGAGCGCAGTCGGAAACGTCGCAAAGTGCGCTTCGCGGTAGGGTTGCGGGTTGATGGCCCACACAGAGCGGAGGTTGCGGGTGGCTTGATCGCCCAGTGTGCTTCCTTCTACATTCTGGCCTGTTGATTTTATTCGCTCGACGGTGTCGTTGTATTTCCAAGTATTGACGCCACGTTTACGCTGCTGGCTCCATCCACTCTCAACCCCAGTTTCTCGCACCGACTCAGCGTCATAAAAGTACCGCGCTGACTTGGTGAGCAGGAACAGGTATTCGTGCGATTTGGTCGGGCGGTCGGTCACGGGTTCAGGCATTACCGATCCAGCGTAGTCAGGACAGAACGACACGCCTTTGGCCCACACGATGTCGCTGCGTAGATACCACCCGTCAGATTGGAGCGCGAACGCCACGCGCCACGGAATGCCGACGAGATCTTTCGGCTTAAGTCCTTCTATCTTGGCATTGACCGCAACGACTTGGCCGTTACGACCTTCGGGGTGTTTTGGGTCTGTATAAGCCCCCTTGCTCCCTGTCCCGCAGTATGAGTCACCAAGATTGAGCCACACCGTGCCATCGTCGCGTAGCACACGCTTCACCTCGCGGAACACCTCCACCATCGTGGTCACGTATTCCTCTGGTGTCGGCTCAAGGCCAATCTGACCCTCCATGCCATAGTCACGCAAACCCCAATAGGGTGGAGAAGTCACGACGCACTGCACCGATCCAGCGTCGAGCGTCGGTAAGATGTCTCTGACATCACCCTGCTTTACCATTCATGTCCACACTGAGGGCAGGTTACTTTAATGATCCGTTCAGTCACTTGCCTGTGACAGGTGGAGCATAACATTATGCAGTTGAAGGAATTGAAAATTTCTTCAGGTGGTTTTCCCCTTAATTGAGACCTGCTTTTCATCTCATGCATCTCCAGAAATACGGTACTAGCACATGCACGGCACCGCCTATCCCTCTTAAGAACTAATTGCCTTGTCCTGGCGATGTGGGCGTTTTTCACCTTGCGTCTGTTTGTCTTTTCGATCTTTCTGCGAATGGGTTTTGCAAACTTCAAAGGCATGACTTTGTTTAGGCCTGGGAAAAAGGTGACGTTGAGGAAATCGGAGCAGGAGTTGGCAATCCCGCCACGAAGCCATCGCTGGCGCGATGACCCGCGGAATTTCCCCAACGTCATCCACATTGTCTCATATGAGGTAGCGTATGAGATTACCTGTTCTTTTTTCTACGGGTTTTCAATTTACTTTGGGCGCGGTGTTGTTCTAGTCGAGGATTAGTGTGCCAGCACACGCAGTGTTCTACCCATGTGTGGTCGTATAGATAGAACTGACGTTGCTTACAACTGGCACACAGTTCTTGTCTTGTGCAGTCATATTCACGCCAGCCTGTATCCTGACACTGATGACAATGAAACAACGGTATCGGCCCATCAGGAATGATCCGACTATATCTATCGGCAACTTCAGCACCGAATTTTCCCTCCAGTGACGCTAAAAATTTCGCCCTTGCTTCGCGTCGTTTGTCCTCCATGACAACATCTTCAGGTGCCGTCAATTGTTTGGTTTGGCTTAATTCACGCACTAGATTCTCATGTGCCAGGTTGTCTGCTAATTGATACCAACTTCCATCATCAGGCATGAAAGGATTCGCTTCCTTGCACAATGCTTGTGCCGCTACTTCAACACTTTCAATCGGTAAATCACTCAGCACTAGAAATGATGCCTCCAGTTTCACCTCATCAGTTTTCGCATTCTTTGAAGAAGCGAGAAAATTAAACACCCTATTAAATCGTTCCGGTGAGTCTCGTGTTAATAGGTAGGTGACCATCTATTCCTCCTTTCGATGGCGTTCGAGGAAGCGTTTACTGGCATCAATCATGGTTAGTGTGTTTTGCGTGAGCTTTGGCTTGTGGTTGACTTGTGGCTCGTCTTCCCATCTCCGTTCTTTGAGAAACCGAACCGCGTGGCAGATATAGCGTTCTTCTACGTTCTCGTCTTCCCATGCCTTTAGATACCTGGTGAGTCCGTCCATGACCTCCCGATAGAGTGGTGTATCGTGTTCAATTTTCAACTTCTTCCAGATTTCAGAAGCCGCTTTCTTGCCTCGATTTCGTGGATACCTCGACCAGAATGATTCAAATCGAACCGTGTACGTACTAGTACTCTTATTAGTACTATTATTAGTACAGTCTCCACTCAGCACCAGCCCATCGGTCGTCTGTAACTGCACATCCTTGTGTCGTTTACCAGCGTCAGCTAGTAACACCGATATTACAGGGGTAGTAACATGAGTGTTACTACCCTTTGGTGAAATAAGTTTGAGTTGATACAAGTTCTCGACGTATTGCTGCGGCTTAATAGTCTGGTGTTGCACAGCCAATGCGCCGATGCCGAGCAGTTGTTTCACCCATCGATCTACGGTTGGCGTTGAACATTTCAGAACAGTCGCAAGTTCAGACCGTGATGGGTTCGCTAGCCCATCACGGTCGCACCACTTCGCCGAGAGATACGCATAGAGCCGAATCGCTCCATGCTGGACAGATGATTCAAGAATCCATAACGGAACATGCGCCAGTGGACCCGTGTCACTTTTCAGTGCCATGTATATCTCCTTCCCGCGGGTCTGACAGCATCGCCATGTCGAATCTCGACGACAGTGCGACGATAATGCCAGACAGAAACGCTAGAGCGATGGCAGTCATGGGATACCGTGCCGCCCAATACACCGCCACCGCCCCAAGCAAGACAGACAGAATGTTCCAGAACAAATTCCAGTTCATGACGTGATAACCGTCTTGACGGTTTTGATAGGAGCCACGCCGGGAATTGTCAGTTGTTCCTTCTCCTGTCTCGCTTTGGAATTGAGATACGTCATGTTCGCTTGGAGACATTGTAAATCTGCATGGCCATTGGCTACGGCTCGCACAAGCATTTTCAGATTCACCACCTCAGCACGATAGCTCTGTCTTGAAGAGTGGCCCTGAGGGCGGCTATATGGCTGTTTAACAGGCGTATAAGCGACTGGTAAGGGTTGAGCCTTGAGTGTGTCTGCTACATCAGCGATGACCGTTTTCGTATCGTCTGTAGCTTGTGCCTTCTCTGCTTCAAGTTGGGCGAGTTGACGGTCACGTTGCTGCTGTGCGATCTGTTCCGCTTTCTCCATTGCAGCTTGGAGTTCCTTTTGTGCCTTGGCCTCGCGTTCTTGTTCCCATCCTTGAAGAAGGGCTTGACATGTCTGCTCACCAGATTGACAGGGTTTCAGGTCTGACTTCTCGCTATCGCGCAGAAGTTTCACGGTATCCTGTGCGCTACGTTTGAACGGCATATAGTGGGCTGTGATCTTCTTCCGCATCGCGACGAACAACCCTAGTGCCTGATGCACTGTCTGGTATTGCACTTGGGAACGAATACGCTTCGGTAAGGTTTGTTGAAGCTCGGAAACTTCCTGCACTTCAACTGCATCCATTCTGAGGAAGTCATTGTTGCGTTTGACGAGTTCTGCGTTTGCCATTTCTGCTCTCCTTCGCTTCGTTAAGTATCTCCATCCATGTGATGTAGTCACTGATATCGTCATACTGTTTCAGTGTCCACGTGCCATCGGCCTTGATGTAGAGGCCGATACGAGTCAGCGCAGGTGCTGGTTGAATCAACAGGCTGTAGGCGGCAAGCTGATAGCGGTCTGCGTTGCGTGATGCGCCTGTCTTAATATCAAGCACGACCTTGTCTGGTTTGCCATAAATGAACCCAAACCGATCAACGATGCCGTGATACCCAAGAGCCTCCGACTCCAGTGCCGATTCAATCCTCAGCCATCTCGGTTTTGATGCTTCCACGAAATCCTGCCATGCGTAGCAGTAGCCTTCCAATCCTCTCGGCATTTCGACCTTACGTGGCACTAGACGGTCACGCTCATAATCCGCATTGGCTGTCCACTCATGCACGAGACTTCCACGTTTCAGGGCGGCTGGTGGGACATGCTCTGCCCCACCAAACCGCACCGCCAGGGCGCGAGTCACTGACCAATCAGTCACCCAGTCAGGACGATTCGTTAGACTCATTGAGTCGCCTCGAAATACTCATCGCTGTTCAACCACTTGACGACATCGTTGAAGTCGCTGAATGGAATGTCAGCCGGATCAGGTGAGCCGTAGGTTTTCTCCAAGTAGTTCTGGCAAGCCTCTGGATCGCGACCGTTATTCTTGACTAGAACGTGCCAGTACTTCACCTGCCTCACAGTGATTTTCTTGACGCCATCCTGTGTAGTGTTATCGGCGGCATCTACTTCGGTCTTCTTTGCCGCCTTCCTTACTACCTTCTTTGGTGCCTCCACCTTTGGTGTCTGCACAGGCTCAACATAGACCGTTCGGTCGGCATCGACTGGCATCTCGTCATCTGAAACCTCACCGAATCCAACCAACGAACTAATCGCCCGATTGCTGGCTCTGGTGTGTGCGTGGGCGCGGACATTGTGTTCAGTGCTACGTAACCCGCCACGCGACTTCTCAGAAGCGAAGCATGATCCGTCACCATCGACAAAGGCTCCGCTCTGTGTTGAGGCCCGATACCGCACATGCCATCCCCAATCCACTGACCCGTCTTCCAGTGCGATCTCAACACGTTCGTCGTGGATACATTCCAGCGTGAGATTAAACGCGGCTCGTAAGGCTTTCCAGTATCCCTTCTTCCGATACGGCTTGCCTTGGATCTCCATGATTTCCTCTGGCATAGACTCGTCAATGGCGCGCTGAAGTGCCTTGTATGCTTTGAATGATTGAGCGAATTCCGGCCCACTGACTACAGGCATGACCGTGACGGGTGCGTACGGCACCAAGTCTTGGTCTTCAACGACAGGTTGTTCGATGTTCTTCGTTAGCTTAGACATAGCTATATCCTCATCGGAGATAAGAAGTGTGGTAGGATGGAAACACCATTTCGTTTTCCTTTCCCACTGTAAACGGCGCGAAGTCTCCACGCTTCGCGTCGTTTCTTTTTACATTAGAGATGTGTGCGAATCAGTTGTTCAACGGTATCGGACTCAGACAGAAACCGATACTCCCCCTGCCTCCCCTCAAGTTTGTTAGTGGCCATTGGTGTGAGCGTGAAACTCTTGCGCTGACTCTTACCGGGAAACTTCGTACGCTGTGGGCGACGCTGTAGTGTGACAGGCCGCTCTTTTGGATTGTTCATAATGACCTTTCTGGTAGGTTTCGATGTGATACATATTATAGCTCTTACCCTTACTCTATACCGAGGAACCTGATTTCGGTTTTCGTCTTTCTGATAGCGTTCACCAGTGCTTGCATGGCCTCCTTGTATGGCGACCGCATCCTCTTCTGCAACTCGTTCACGTCGTCTGAGATAATGCTCAGGTACACTCCGATGGCTGCTGTGGCCTCCCCGGTTTCCAGACGTGTGATCTCCTTGTCGAGTTCATCCATGTGCGTCTTGAATAGTTTCGACTCAGTGGCCGGGAGAAACGCTCTCGTTCGTGCCAGTTCGTATTTATGAGATTCCAATCTCTTCGTTATCAATTGTTTCTGGGTGTGAACTTGTTCATGCATCTTCATTCTCCTTTTGAGTTCGGTAGTTTTCATGTCGCCAAATACTAGTCATCGAAGATGATTTGACGCACAGGACATTCCTCGACCAGTGTCTCGATATTGGCAACGGTCGAAGCTATCTGGTCGTTGATTGATGCCTTGAAAGACTCGCTGTCCCGCAGGTCTTTCACACTCACGCCACGCAACAGCGTTCGCATATTTGAAACAGCCCCAGACAGTTCAACATCACCTGACAGATTTCGGGCGTTGAATGTCTCCATGAAGTCAGTCAGCTTGGTCAATGTCGAACTATGGATAGGACGTTTCCGAGTGCTACCGTTCGACCCGTTGGGCTGTAGTTGAGATTTGAACTGCGTCACAAATTCCAAGCAGGTGCGACGCATGATAGCCCTTGTATATTCGGTTGCCTTCGCGAACTCTTTTTCTAGCTTGTCGCGTTCACGTTGAAAGACTCCGCTACTGATGTCAGCCAGTTCGCCGGGAACGTCAGTCGAGATATACGACCACTCAATCCCGAATGCCTGAGCGACTTCTGCCACGCTTGGATAGTCATTCTCGCTATATAGATCACCAAGCTGTTCACGGGCCGTGACTTCTATCAGTGTCGGCCACTCGCCACACAACGTCGCGACTTCACCTTTCATCTGTGACACGTAGTCAGTCAACTGGTCTTCGACCTCTGAGACAAACGCAGTCGGCAGGGCATACACCGCACCACGGAGTCCAGTCTCTACAGCGCGAGAGAGTAGATACGACCGTGCTTTGGATTGGATTCGCGTGATGCGCTTGAAAGTGTCACTCTGGAACAACTTCTTGTTGACGCTCACCAGAGTCTTGTCAGCGGTCGTATCCACGCGACCCTTGTCAATCTTTCTGGTCACGCCGAGACAGCGAAAGTGGAGCGAGATAAATACTGCGTTCTTGATAGTTGCCATTCTGTTCTCCTTGAATTGGACACAAGGAAGTTATGTCCAAGTGATGTGCTAGATGCTTCGGTCTACAGCCGAGTGGCTGCACGTTCAAAGGCGCGGGTGAGTCTCTCAATCGCCTTCTCTACAGATTCAATCGTGCGGAGTTCGGTCGTGGTCATCCGTAAGTCGGAGCCATACATAAACATGCGATTAAGAGATTCGAGTCGGCGAATAAATCTCTCCAGCGAAGCCTCAATCTGTTCCTGATTCATTCCGTCCCCTTCCACTAGATACCTTTATAATTCCAGAGCCATTCGCGTTCCACTGCCAGAGCCTCAGCGCGAGATGACTGGGGTGTCATGTGAATAATGGGACCATCGACTGGTGACATATTCACCCGCCACTGACAGTCCCAGTGCCGTGTCCATTCGACGATGCCGATAGCTCGACACCAATGAAACAACCGCCGCAGGACGCGACGGTGCGGCTCGATATGAGAGAGCCTTTGCCGATGACAGACGCCTAGGGTGTGAAGGCTGGCGAGCGGGGGGTCATCAACGAAGCTCAAAGAGCCGTTCTCTACGGTTATACAGACGCGAGGTATACTGACACTCATGACCGCACCGTCGTGGCTGTAGCCGCCCGTAAGCGGCCCTCAGGGGTCATTGTGCTAGTAGTCTTCTTGCCTAGTGCGTTCTCTAGCTCTGCTGTGGCTGCCAGACATTCCTTACCCTTGAATCCAGCAGTCTCGACAGAGGCTTCGCCGTCTTCAATCGTCACCGTGATCGTCTTCATGATTTCACTCCAATCACTTGCCTCTGTCCCTTAGCATTCAGACGAGTGCTGACTCGGTAGCCTTTGCGCTGTAGCTGTTTGACGGCCACCCGTTCGGCATACGAGTTCTTGATAATTTCAAGTCCAGCACCATACCGCTTGGCGATACGAGTCCCACTCGCGTAGTTGTCATAGAGCAATCGATACCCTTCACCCGTCGGATTCTTGACGACACCAATTTCGTAGTCGGCTCCCTCGACCTTGATGGCGTGTTCCGACTTGCCAAAGTCATCAGCCTTGAAGCCGTTATCGACTGCCGCCGATGAGCCGTGGAAGTCGTCCATCCACTTCCCATACCACTTGTAGGTGTGCTGACCTTCGCGCCATGTCAGACCGTCTGTCTGTGCGACGGCCTGTTGCAATGCGTCAAGGTCAGTCACGGTGAGTTCCACATTCGAGACATGAGACATTACTTGTCCTCCTTAATTCCATGCGAGTTCCAACACCGAAGAATTGAATTACTGTTTGCGTGCTTCACGCGGATGCCAGCCTGTTTGAAGCCGTCGGCCACCACCGACGCAGGATAGCCACACGTCCCTCCGTATTGGCCCTCATTCCAATCCCAATCTTGAATCTCAAGAAGGGCATCGACTAAAATTTCCTCTCGTTGTGTGAGTCTCGGCATCCCGTTCTCCTTCCTAGTTGAGTTTGTCTTTGTGAGTAGTATCAAACAATGCCACATCAATCTTCCGCGTTGGTTCAGTCGGTGTGTTGGTTGGGCGATGATACGGACCCGACTCATTGGCTGAAATCCACACGCCTTCGGCTTGCGACCGCAACTGCTCGATGCTCCGTGCTGAGGCTTGACCCTCTGGCACGATGTACGTCGCCGCTTCCTTCATTGTCAGGTCAAGCGTTTGTGACGTTTCAACACAGACTTGGATGTTGGCAGGACTCCACCCCTCGTCTGGTTGAATCAAGTCTTCCAGAGAGTCGTCGTCGTTGAGCCAATGGCAATAATTCTTCCAGATGGCTTTCCGGTCTTGAGCGTTCGGCAGGTCGAAGAAGAACTTCCCACTCTTGAATCTCCGCATCAGTGCCGGACTCAGACCAGCCGTGCTATTGCAGGTTGCCAAGAACAAAACCTTGCCACGACTGACGGCATGGATAATGTTCATCGCCTGACGTAATCGACTTTGAGACTCACCAACGAGTGAGTTCATCAAGCCACCGAAGTCGAGTTGACAGGTGAGGGTTCCGGTCGATTGCGACATCATCGACTTCCCAGTTCCCGGAAGTCCCATGAAGACCATCCCGTCATACTGACGTTCCTGCATCTCTTGAAGCAGGACATTAACTTGATCCATAACGATGCCGTTACTCTCACCTTCGGCTCCGTGCAATTGCTTCTCAATCTCATCAATCCATACAACAAGATTGATGTCCTTCTTATCAAGGAATGACTTGAGATATGCCTTGCAGTTGCCGTACCCAATAACATCATCGAGTGTGGTCGTCGGTTTCCAGATCGTGAGTCCAGGCGTATCATCGATCATCGCCTTCTTGCGATCCCATAATCCTTTGATGTCAAGACCGTCTTTGGTGAGCGACATCGCCGTGACCTGCTCAGACGTGAAGCTCGA